TTACAAAGGAATGTTAGATGAGTGATGAGTCTACAATATTAAGAAACTTACCTAAAGGAAGTAAAAAAATTTTAAAAGATTTACCCAAGGGTAAACGTATTTATTTAACTACGATGACTAAAAATAAAAAAAAGAAAAAAGGATATCAAACAGCAGAAGAATTAGTTGGAAGTGGTAGAAAAGAAAAATTTTTCGATAATCCTTTTGATGCTAGAAAAGCTGGAGATGATGAAGACAGAGCAGATTTTAGAGATGCAAAAAAAATAGAGGCTAAAGGGTTAAGAGATGGGGGCATGTGTCGAGGAGCTGGAGCAGCAATAAGAGGTACAAAATTTAAAGGAGTATTTTAATGGGAAAGAAAAAGAATATACCAGATTATTTAAAAAAATCACTTTCTGACTCTACAGTCGGGGGTACTTTCGGCATAGATGATAATGACTTTGTTACTACACCAAAAGCAGGTGTAAGTTTTGGAAAAGGTAATACATTGGTTTCTGCTGGACTAGAAAAACCGATTAGTAAATTAAGTAAAGAAAATATAAATAGTAAGGTTTCTCTTAGTATAAAAAAAGGTAGTATTGATCAAGGTGACTCTTCTGAATTTTCTTTGACAGCAGGAAAGCAAGGAAAAAATAAAAATGTAATGTTCAATATCACTAAAAAATTAAAAAAAAGAAGTGAAGGTGGTATGGCTAGAGGAACAGGAGCAGCTATCAGAGGTAAAGGTTTTAAAGGCGTATTCTAATGAGTCTTAAAAAATGGTTTGATCAAAAATGGGTAGATATTGGAAGCAAACGAAAAGATGGTTCTTACGCACCTTGTGGCCGTTCAAAGTTAGCATCGGATCAAAAACGGAAGTATCCAAAATGCGTCCCTGCTGCCAAAGCAGCGAGGATGACAGACTCTCAAAAGAGGAGTGCCGTTGCGAGAAAAAGAAGTAAAGCTCAAGGAGTGGGTGGTAAACCAACAAATGTAAGCACCTTTACCAAGAAGTATTATGGTGGTATGATAGAAACTTAAGGAGAATTGATATGTTAAAACCAGTGAATAAAGAAAAAAATCCAGGACTTGCAAAGCTACCTGAAAAGGTAAGAAATAGAATGGGTTTTGCAAAAAAAGGTAAAATGTTAAAAGCCAAAAAAGGTGTGTTAGCTAAAAAAGATTACAAACTTGGATTTAAAATGCAAGGTGATTACAAAGGTAAAGATGTATTAGGTAAAGCAAAAGAATTTGTATCAACTGCTACTAAACAAAACAAAGGTACTGTTCAAAAATTTCAAACCCTACTGCAAAGATTTACTCCTGAAGAAGCAAAAAAAATGATGGATGACCCTAAAAGAAAAGAAAGATTAAAAAAGTTAATGAGAGAACGTAACAAACAAAAATCTGATAATCAGGTAGATAAAAAATTCTTAGGTGGTGAAATGAAGTCAACTAAAGGTTTTGGTGCAGCTAGAACTTCAGGAATGGGTCTACAAGATGAAAGTTTACCCGCAGGAAAGACTTTAGATTATTATAAAGATATAATGTAATGAATTATGGCAACGTCAGGAACTACTACATTCGATTTACAAATCGATGATATTATAGAAGAAGCATACGAAAGATGTGGTATTCGAACTAATAGTGGTTATGATATAAGAAGTGCCAGAAGAAGTTTAAATCTTTTATTTTCAGAGTGGGGTAACAGAGGTGTTCATCTCTGGAAAGTTAAATTAAATCAAATCCAATTTACAGCTGGAGTTGCAACGTATTCAGTTCCAATTCAAGTAAACGATGTTTTAGAGGCTTATATTTCTTCTAGTGGTGCAGTAAATGGAACATTAAATACTGCTTTAACCAGCACTGCAACAAGTGTTGTTTTAACAGATGCTACTGGATTTGCATCAAGTGGTACACTTCAAATAGGATTAGAATTTATTACTTATACTGGTAAATCTACAAACACATTAACTGGAGCAACAAGGGGAGCTCGTGGTTCGTTAGCCGTGGCTCATGCTGCTGGTGTTCCAGTACAAAATATAACTGGACAAGGTACTTCTTCTACAAATGATATTGCACTTACAAAAATAGATAGATCGGCTTATTCCGCTTTACCAAATAAATTAACAACAGGTCAACCATCACAATATTATGTTGATAGACAAACACAACCAACAATAAGTGTTTATCTTGCTCCAGATGCATCAACTTTTACAACGTTAAAATACTATTCAATTGATAGAATTGAAGATGCTGGATCTTACACAAATAATCCAGATGTACCTTTTAGATTTTTACCATGCATGTGTTCTGGTCTTGCATATTATTTATCACAAAAAAAATCTCCAGATAGAATTCAATTATTAAAACAACTTTATGAGGATGAATTATTAAGAGCATTAAATGAAGATGGTTCGAGAACTTCAGTTTATATTTCTCCTCAAACATATTTTGGAGATGGTGTATAATGGCTTATGCAAGTGGAAAAAGATCATTAGCTATATCTGATAGATCAGGCCAAGCATTTCCTTATAGAGAAATGGTAAAAGAATGGACTGGTGCATTGGTGCATATTTCTGAATTTGAACCAAAGCATCCACAATTAGATCCACCTTATCACAAAGCCGATGCTATAGCTTTACAGAATCCAAGAACAATGAAGTTTCAACAACCAACGGATATATCAGCTATAAATCCTCAAGCTCCTAATGATGATACAATTGCAGATTCAGGTGGAATATTTGTAGGAGTAGCTAATCTATCTTTGCCAGGAGATTTTGCATTTAGAACTCAAGATTTTCAAGTAACATCAAATGGTATTACAACAACAATACATAGTATGGTTCCAGAAGATCCATCTCTTCAAAATAGAAGAAGAGAGTTAATTTCAACAATAGGTAATGTAGGAGTGAGTATTACGTAATGGCTGTAACACATGCAAATTTTTTAACTCAAGTTAGAAACTATACAGAAGTTGATAGTAATGTTTTAACTGATGCAATTATTCAAGATTTTATTAGGTCTGTTGAATTAGATATAGCAGGAAAAGTTGATTACGATGATTTAAGAAAATATTCAACATCAAATTTTACTGCTGCAAATAGATATGTAACTTTACCCTCTGATCTAATTATAATAAGGTCTGTTCAAGTAATCGATTCGGGTACAAGAACATTTTTAGAAAAAAGAGACACTAGTTTTATATCAGAATTTAATAGTAGCTCTACTCAAGCTTTACCAAAATATTGGGCAAATTGGGATGATTTTACTTTATTAGTAGCTCCAATGCCAGATCAAGCATATGAAATTCAAATTAATTATATAATTGATCCACCTAACTTTACTTCATCAAATAACACATTTTTATCAACTTATCAGGAATCAATGTTACTGCATGGGGTGTTAGCTGAAGCGTTCAGATTTCTTAAAGGACCCGACAATCTATACAACCTCTATAATTCAAAGTATAATGAAGAAACACAAAATTTTGCCCTACAACAAATGGGTAGAAGAAGACGAGGAGAATATCAAGACGGAGTTCCAAGAATCAAAGTCGATTCTCCTAGTCCATAAATTTAAAGGAGAATAATTATGGCAATAACAACAAATGCAATCTGTGATTCTTTTAAAAAAGAATTACTACAAGGTAAACATGACTTTGATACATCATCTGACACTTACAAGTTAGCGATGTTTACAAGTTCTGCGACTCTTGGAAAATCAACGACTAATTACACAACTGGTAATGAAGTTTCATCATCTGGTTATTCAGCTGGTGGAAAAGCATTAGTAAACCAAGGAGTTAAAGTTTCATCTTCAGTAGCAATTACTGATTTTGCAGACTTATCATTTGTAGGTGTAACACTTACTGCAAGAGGTGCATTAATTTACAATACAACAACTGATGGTGGATCGAACACTACAGATGCTGTAGCCGTTTTAGATTTTGGTGGAGACAAGACCGCAACTTCAGGAACATTTACAATTCAGTTCCCAGCGTTCACAACCTCTGCTGCAATCTTAAGACTTGCATAAGGAATATAATGAATGTCAAATACATGGGGTGCACTTACTTGGAACCAAGGTAGTTGGGCAGCACAAGGTGATGTCGGAATTACTGCAACTGGAATAAGTGCATCCTTTAGTATTGGCAATATCGTAGTAGATAATGAAATCCAAGTAGGTTGGGGTGGAGACACCTGGAGTGAAAACGAATGGGGAGATCTTTCTGGATCGCAACCACTAGCTGTTGGATCACAAGCATCATTTTCAATAGGTTCATTATCTATTTCTGGTAATGCAAATGTAGATGTAACTGGAAATGAATTAACTTCTTCTCTTGGTGAGGAAGTGGCTGGAATATCATTTTTATTTAGCGCAACAGGTTTACAATTATCATCATCGATCGGTAGCAATGTTATTGAAATAGGAGTACCTGTTACAGGAATTTCTGCAACTTCAAGTATTGGAACTGCAACAGTTGATGAATCACAATTAACTGGAATTGGTTGGGGCCGAAGAACTTGGGGTAATTTAGCTTGGGGTCAAGCTTTTTCAGTAGCTGCCACAGGACAACAATTAACTTCAACTATTAATTTTCCAGCTGCGAATGCTTTTACAGATGTAACGATTGCAGTATCGGGTCAACAAATTACTGCAACATATGCAGACCCATCTTTCTCTATACAAGTAGATCAGGATTTAACTATTCTTGCAAATGAGCATGGTATGACTTTTGGTCAAGGGTCTTTAAGTTTTGTTGGAGACGCAAATATTTCAGTTACTAGCGCAGGTTCTTTGACAGGATCAATAGGTAATACCATAGCAGGATTAAAAACACCTGTTGATGTGACAGGAATTTCAGCTACTTTTTCTTTAGGTAGCATTACACTTATCCAATCAACAAATGAGTCGGTGACTGGCTTATCGAGCACAATGTCAGTTGGCTCTATAGCAACTATCCCAGCACAAATAATTGGAACAAGTGGCCTTCAAATGACTGGATCAGTTGGTCAAGTTACTGCTACTGGTGTAGCAAATATTGATGTAACAGGCATACAAATGACAGCATCAATAGCTAGTCCAATAATAACTGCATGGGCTGAAATAAATCCTGGAGTTAATAATACTTGGACAGAGGTTGATCGGGCAGCATAATTTTGATATTATTATAATTATTTAGGAGAAAAATTTTATGGCATCTACTTATTCAAG